ACTGTGAAAACAGTGATCGCACAACGTTTTGCGGCATGGCTAACCCCTTGTTCAGGACGTTTATTCCTCACAGAACAACAATTGAAAAATCTGTCATTCATGGCAGAATTTTTGAACCAACTACGGCTCCTGCTATTCTATCAGGACTTGATCCTCGATTCGAAGGTGATGGGAGCCCATTATTTAGTGCGTTAGGAAAATATGGTAAGGATAAACCATATATTGACATGAAATCTTTGTGTATTCCTACTCGTGAAATGAGTGACGAACTCATATCCAAAATTCGCCCAGTCACACAGCTTGACCCTTTAACCTGTCTGGAAGCATGCAATGGATGTATGTTTACAGATTTAGGTCGGATTAATCTCGATGCCTCTCCAGGCTATTGGGAAAAAGTCGCACCTAAGGGACAAAGTGGAAAGCGTTGGCTTGTGACAACAACCGATGACTGTTCGATTACAGATGTTAATCCCTTGATTCATGATGCATTCTTTAGAGTTATGCTATCATTGGAAAAAGGTGAGATCATTCAGACGCCATCCATGATTAAACTTAAAGATGAGAGACGGAAATTTATTAAAATTTCAAAACCTCGTATTTATGAAGTTCGTTCTTTGGAAGACCAACTTGTTGGTCGTTCATTGTTTGGACAATTTGCAGCTTCAATCGCTGCCAATCCTGGAATAACGCCTGTTTGTATCGGAACAAATGTAGAAGGACCTCATTGGACAAGATTATACAATCGATTACGTACTACGAGTGCTGAGGTTTTTGATGGTGACTTTAAAGAGTTTGATGGCAGTATACCGCCAGAGCTCTATATAGGATGCGTTGATGCTATTAATGAGTGGTATGACATATATAGTGTACCAGAATACTCACTAACATTTAATTATGCAGGTGGTGTTTTAACAAAAACTTACACTAAAGAACAATTAGCATTTATGCGTTTTGTTTATGTCATGTCTATGATTTATAGCCCTCACCTTTTGTGTGAAGCCGTATTCATTTGTATGCTCGGATTGCCGTCAGGATCTTTTTTGACTTCAATCTTGGGATCGCTGATCAACTGGATGTTATTCCTCTGGGCATTTTATGCTTTGAGACCTTCAAGTGAGGCGGTGAGATTTTGTGAGGCCATAGCGTTAGCTACTTATGGCGAT